CATCAAGGTAGGTAATTTTGTTGATGGTGCTGCTTCTGGTGTAGGCAAAGGTTCGTTAGGTATTGATTCTACTGATGGACTATTGTTTGTATCTGATGCTTCTGGCAACTGGCAAGCTGTTACTGTCTAATGTTGACTCATGAAGATCCGGAAGTTGCTACAATTGTGGCGCTTCTGGAATCCCAAAGAGACTTTGCAATGGGACATGCCGCCAAACTTGCTAAAGAAAATGCTGAGTTAATAGCAAAGATTAGCGGACTTGAGGCATCTAAACCGGCGTAGTCTTACCCTACATTTAGGAGAGCAGTTATGATGCAGTATGACGTACTGTCATATCACAATACGGCTACTGGTGTGGCTGTGCCGTATAGGACCCGTTTGAAGGGGGTCATAGTTTCCCCAACAAGTTCAAGTGCGCTAAACGTATCACTTTGCGATAACAATCTGAAGACGGGGACATACAACATTCCGGGTACTACTGTATGTACAGTGACCTTGGTTAATCACGGCTTGACCGCAGGCCAAAGTCGTGTTGTTTTAAACTTCACTTCTGGCTCCGCAGTACCTGATACTTATTTAGTTAAGACAACACCAACAGCAGATACATTTACTGTAACTACTGCAGTGTTAACTACAAGTGGAAATGTAAGCATATACACTGATATTTTGATTGAGATTGATTGCTTTACAGCAACAGCGTTTTATACGTTAATCCCCGGTGAGGGTGTAATAGCAACAAATGGAGTTTATGTATTTCTCCCGTCTACAACAGTGTCAACCACTATTTTCTACGGATAAGTCATGGGTATGCAAACTGATGTAACAGCAGGCTACGCTACTGGCCCAGGTGCATTGATTACATCTAACAGAACGCGCCTTAAAGGGCTTACTGTTACATCTGGTACGGTATCAGCTAGAAATATGGCGGTGTGTAATCCGTCTACCAAGAAGTCAGGTACATATAGCCAATCAGTAGGTACTGTAACTGTAACTATGACGGCGCATGGGCTGATTAATGGGCAGCGGGTGTTTATAGAAATACTGACAGGCACAACTCGCGCTGGTATGTATAACATTACTTATATCAACGCAAATTCATTTTCATTCACAGCAATACCCAATGCAACTACATCAGGTAGCGTGAATATGTACCCTGACATACATGTTGAGATTGATACGTTCACTACGGTTGGCTTACCTGTTAAAATTCCAGGTGAAGGTATTCTTTGCCCAAATGGACTTTTTGTTGGCGTAGGTGCTTCTGTTACTTGCAGTGTATTCTACGGATAAATCATGAAAATTAAGAAAATGGCAGATGGTGGTACAACTCCAGGAACGCAGCAGCCAACGTATCCTTTCTATGGCAATCAGCAGACACAGGCAACAACAACTCCGCGTGTTGTGCAGAATGTAAATATTCCACAGCCTGGATTTCCCTTGAGTCAGCCTGCTAATACTTTGAACCAACAGCCTACTGCAATGAAGAAGGGTGGCAAGGTTAAGAGGTTTGCTAAGGGCGGAACGGTTGCTATTATAATTGCACCCAAGGTAGTGGATAAGAAAGACAAGTTTCCTACTAGGCCTGATGATAAGTATTTCCCAGATCAAGAAAAAGCTCCTTCTCCTGATGAGGGTTATAGAGGTACCAAGAAGCTAGCTAAGGGTGGTTCAGCTTCTAGCCGTGCTGATGGTATAGCGCAGCGCGGAAAGACCAAAGGGAGAATAGTATGAAGCGTATTAAGAAGATGGCAGGTGGAGCGCTAACGGATTCATCTGGCAATACTGTTAGGTCTTCAGACGGAGAGGAAGTAAGTTATGGTGAGCCAAGATCTAACTCCCGCCCAGATATAGATGAGAGTCTGTATGATCTGAGAGAGAAAGCTAGCACTGGCTATGGCGGAATGGGATCAAGAAAGGCGGCTGAGCCTAGGGCAAGAAAAGAAGAGGCAAAGAGTGAGGAGCCAGCTAAGGCAGCTCAACCAAAATTTGGTACTGCATTTGCAGAAGCTAGAAAGGCTGGACTTAAAACCTTTGAGCATAATGGGAAGAGATATACAACCCAAGTAAAGGATGAGGCTCCTAAGAAGGCTGTAGAGGCTAAGAGAGAAGAGCCGGCAGTTAAAGCTGAAATACCTGGTCCAAAGAAATCTGTTAGCAGACAGCCCCAGCCTGGTGATGCTGAGTATGGACGGCAAAGTTTTGGCAATGCTAGCAAGTCTACCTTTGGTCAGCGTCAGCAAGGTGCTGATGAGTCTGAAGAAATGGGTAAGCCTGCCAAGACTAAGCGGCCTGTAGATCCAGAGTTTTATAGGAAAGAGATGATGGGTGGTCTTTATCCAAAGTCTCCAAGAATCAAATATCCAGAAAAGGAAAAGTTTGTACCTTCATATAAGAAAGGCGGATCAGTTTCTTCTGCCTCTAGCCGTGCTGATGGAATTGCACAACGCGGCAAGACCCGTGGCAGGATGGTATGAACAACAAGAAAGTCAGCAAAGTAATGCATGAGTTTAAAACTGGGTCACTGAAGTCCTCATCAGGGCAAAAGGTGACTAATCCTAAACAGGGAATAGCTATAGCATTAAGCGAAGCCCGTAGAGATAAAAAGGGTGGAGAAATGAAAGATTCTAAGTCAATGGAAAAGATGAGCATGAAGCGTGGTGGTGCATCAATGGCTAAGGTAAAGGCTCCAGGCCGTTCAGTTCTAAGCGCTCTGGGTCGTATACCAATGTCCGCTAAAGCTAAAGCAATGATGCCTGGACCGGCTATGCCTGCAATGCAGCCTGGCATGAAGAAGGGCGGATCAGTTGGTGCATCTAAGATGGGCAAGGTAGTAGCTGGTGGTAACAAGCCACATGGTGAGCACACTGTTCAGAAATCAGGCCATACCAAGGCAAAGCAGGTCACAATGCCGGGTAATAAGAATATGAAGAAAGGCGGCAAGGTTTAATTAAGGAGTTAATGATGGGTAAAGCAAGCGATATACTTGGCTCTATAAGTCCACTCTACGGAATTATTTCTGGTAAGGGATTGTTTGGAAAGCTAGTAGGTGGTGGAGATTCTGAGGCCAAGAACATAAAAGATGAGATAGAAGAAAGACGGCAGCAGACAGGGCAAAGAATGCGTGAGCAAGGGGATAAGAAGTTTGCTCCTCAACCTGCCCGTGCACAAGCCGCTGAGAGTCAGCCTGAGCCGGCTCAAGAGATGAAGCGCGGTGGTAGCGTAAAGAGCAAAGTAAGCTCAGCATCTAAGAGAGCAGATGGCATTGCCCAGAGAGGCAAGACCCGTGGGAAGTTTGTATAACATGATGGCCTCTCGCGGTATGGGTGATATCAGCCCAGTTAAGATTAGACAGATCAAGAAGCGTGATGGCAATGAGCCTGTAAAAGTCTATAAGAAGGGTGGCAAGCTACATGCAAATATGCATGCTAAGCGTAAGCGCATATCTTTGGGATCTGGCGAGAAGATGGGCAAGTAATGGCAGATAAGAATAGAAAGTATATATCTGGCACATGGAATGGACAGCCTGTAACTGAGGCTGAGATGAATGCTAGAGAGGCAGCTCAGTATAAGAATAGATCTCCAGCAGAAGTAGGTATGGATGACTATGCAGATAAGGCAAAAGCTAGGATGACTGGTCAGGCTATGAATAGGGCCGCAGCTGAGAATGAGCTAGATCAGGAAATGGCACAGGCAAGGGCAAGGATGGTTAAGCGCAAATCAGGTGGCAGGATATCAGCTTCTAGTCGTGCAGATGGTATAGCGCAGCGTGGTAAGACAAGGGGTAAGATCTTATAATGGCTAAGACAAAAGTTAATGCTGCTGGTAATTACACAAAGCCTACTCTTCGCAAGAAGATTGTGGCTCAGGTAAAAGCAGCTGCAACTCAGGGTACTGGCGCTGGGGAATGGTCTGGACGTAAAGCTCAACTTGTAGCCAAGAAATATAAGGCTGCTGGCGGCGGGTATCGTGATTAAGTATCAAACTGGTCAATGCGGCTACGGACTGTCTTATGATCAGTGCCAAACTTTCTTGCAATCCAGCGAAGGCTATGACCTGCATTGTGCAGAGCAACAAACTCAGCCGCATTTTCTACAAACAAGCGGCGCTTTGTGCTTGCTGACTTTTGTGCTTCCCATTGATGTCGTTCGCCGCCTAGTAAAACATTTTGTTTTGGCGAAACCCAACGCAAATTCTCAAGACTTAAATTCAGGCGATTGCCGTCAACATGGTCAACCTGCGTTAGCCCGTCAGGATTTGGAAGAAAAGCCGCTGCAATTAGACGATGAACATATCGAGAGTTGTTTCTGCCCAGCCCGACGCGCCAATATCCTGTTGTGTGAACCCAAGGCTTTAGGTGTTTTACTCCCTCAACTCGGACACGGTGTGATAAATTACGCTGTGGAATGTCTGACCAGTTTGATCGCACACTGCCGAAATTACTTATTGAGTAGCGTCCACCTGTATCGGGTATTTCAATCCAAAGTTCATTCATTTAGTTCTCCAGTTGGGGGATTGTAGCATGGCACTACGAAAAGAGCAGCAGAGTTTAAAATCTTGGACAAAAGCTGATTGGGGTACAAAAAGTGGTAAAAAGTCTTCTAAAACAGGAGAGCGTTATTTACCAGAAGCAGCAATAAAGTCTTTAAGTCCAGCAGAGTATGCAGCTACTACCCGTGCAAAACGTGCAGGCAAGGCAGCAGGTAAGCAGTTTGTAGCGCAGCCCAAGACTATTGCAAAGAAAACAGCAAGGTACAGATAATGGCTAAGACTGAAGCGTGGCAGCGCAAGGAAGGCAAGTCTGAGAGTGGCGGCTTAAACGCTAAGGGCAGGGCTTCTTATAATAAGGCTAACCCAGGCAAGCCAGGGCTTAAAGCTCCTCAGCCAGAAGGTGGCAGCCGTAAGAAGTCATTCTGTGCCAGGATGTCAGGAATGAAGAAGAAGTTAACTTCTGCTAAGACGGCAAATGATCCAGATAGCCGCATTAACAAAAGTCTTAAAAAATGGAAATGTTAGATGCCATATACAGTAGCCACATCAACATTTAACCCAGCACTCAATGAGCTTATAGAAGAAGCCTTTGAGAGATGCGGCCTTGAGCTGCGTAGCGGTTATGACTTTAGAACGGCTAGGAGAAGTCTTAACTTTCTTCTAACTGAATGGGCCAATCGTGGGATAAACCTGTGGACTATTGAGCAGGGTACAATCCCATTAATACAGGGTACTATCACATATGATCTGCCGGATAATACTGTAGATCTAATTGAGACTGTGATCCGTACCAGCCCAGGTCAAGTAAGCAACCAGACAGATTTGAACATTAATAGAATTAGTGTATCTACCTATTCTACAATCCCAAACAAGTTAACTCAGGGGCGGCCCATTCAGATATACATTAACCGTAGATCTGGACAGACAACTAATGTGCAGGGTGCGGTCCAGCAGGTCCCACAAGTCACTGTGTGGCCTTCACCTAGTCAGGGTACAGTAGAGACACCATATTATTATTTAGTGTACTGGCGGCTGGTTAGGATGCCAGATGCGGGCAATGGTATTAATGTGGAAGGAATTCCATTTAGATTCCAGAACGCTATTGTTTGTGGTCTTGCATATATGCTGTCAGTTAAGCTTCCTAATGCAATTGATAGAGTACCAATGCTGAAAGCGCAATATGATGAGGCATGGCAATTGGCTGCTGATGAGGATAGAGAGAAAGCGCCACTGCGGTTTGTTCCGCGCATGATCACATACAGATAAAATGGCTAGTAAGTACGCATCACAGAAGAATTCAATAGCGGAGTGTGATCGCTGTGGGTTCAGGTATATGCTTAAAGAGTTGCGTAGGCTTACAATTAAAACAAAGATAACTAGTATTAAAGTATGTAAGAATTGCTGGGAACCGGATCAGCCTCAGTTATCATTAGGTATGTATCCTGTGAATGATCCACAGGCAGTACGGGAACCAAGGCCAGATGTTGGCTACTACCAATCTGGATATAGTGGATTGCAGCTGGTGATAACGCCAAGCCAAAATATTAATTCAGATGGAACACCTGAAGGTGGTAGTAGAATATTTCAGTGGGGCTGGGCTCCTGTAGGTGGCGCTAGGAATAATGATAATGGGCTAACGCCTAACTATTTGGCAGCACCTGGATTAGTTAGCAATGTAACGGTATCTACTACTTAGGAGCAGGACATGGACAAAAAAGATAAGAAGCAAGACGTAGCTTTGATTAAGAAAGCATTTAAGCAGCATGACAAGCAAAAGCACAAAGATGGAAAAGGCACCACCCTATCTTTGAAAAAAGGCGGAGTCACTACGGATGCTATGAAGAAGTATGGCCGTAACTTAGCCCGTGCTATGTACCAGGATGGTAAAAATGGCTAAGAACAATAAACCTGCATCTGAGTACGCAGTGCCACATACAATGTCTGGTGGTCCTTACATCCCTAAGAAGATGAGAGATCCTAACCTTCTTAAAGCTACTGAGTTGGGTCCACGCGAAGCGGTTCCTCGTGTAAGCGCAGGAGATCCAGGTAAGAATGATGTTAAGACTTCTGGTATTAAAATGCGTGGATATGGTGCCGCAACTAAGGGAACTATGTCTAGAGGCCCAATGGGCTAGGAGTCAGTAAAATTAACTATACTCAGCTTACTGCCGCAATACAGGCATATACAGAAAACTACGAACAGGAGTTCATAGCGTATATCCCTACGTTTGTTCGTCAGGCAGAGACTAGGATATATAACAGTGTTCAGATTCCAGCGCTGCGTAAGAATGTAACTGGTACGGTAACGGCTAATAACCAATATCTGTCAGCTCCTTCAGATTTCTTAGCAGTATATTCAATGTCAGTTATAAATAACACAACCCAGGCATATGAGTACATGCTGGATAAGGATGTGAACTTTATAAGGGCTGCATTCCCCATTAAGACGGATACAGGGATTCCACAGTACTATGCTCTATTTGGGCCTACTACCACTAATACAGATCCAGCCATAGTAACTACTGAGCTGTCCTTTATTGTGGGTCCAACGCCTGATGTTCAATATTATGTAGAGCTGCACTACTACTACTATCCAGAGTCTATAGTCACAGCAGGCACTACTTGGCTAGGAGATAACTTTGATCCAGCATTATTCTATGGCTCTTTAAGAGAGGCTTACCTGTTTATGAAGGGTGAGCAGGATCTAATTGGTAATGTAGAAGCTAAGTACGCAGAGGCTATGGGTCAACTCAAACGTCTGGGTGATGGTCTAGAAAGGCAGGATGCATACAGATCAGGTCAAGTTAGGGTTAAAATAACATGACCATAAGACAGGGACTAACTACAAGCTTTAAAGAGCAGATACTAAATGGTGTACATGACTTAGAGACTGACTCTTTGTACATTGCATTGTATACTGCACTTGCATCATTAGATGAGACAACAACCATATATACAGCCACTAATGAAATTACAGGTACTGGATATGTGGCAGGAGGAAAGTTGATAACTAATGTAACAGTAAAGTCTGCAGATGGGGTTGCATATGTTGACTTCAGTAACCCAACTTGGAATCCAGCCTCATTTACGGCAAGAGGTGCATTAATATATAATTCCAGCAAGGGAAATAAATCTATAGCTGTTTTGGACTTTGGTTCAGATAAGACTACAGTAGTAGAGTTTGTTATAACTTTGCCGCCAGACGAAGCATCATCAGCAGTTATTAGAATTGCTTAAAGGAGCCTCAAATGATTTCAAATAAATTAGTTTCTACAGATAAAGTGGGTGCATGTGTTCTTCAAAGTGGCGCAACAACTTCAGCTGCAGGCGGAGCTGGCGTATTTACCATTCAGTGTTTTGGTCAAGATGGTAATCTGAAGTGGGAAGAGAAGAATCATAATCTAGTTGTCAAT